CACGGCTGCTGCTCCTCCTTCCGCATATCGAGTGCAGCCTTTCGTGCAAGCGCCCTCTGGTAAACTTCACTCTCCTTGCTAAATTCCGCCTCGGCGACGATGTAATGCGGATAAGCAAGCTTCGTAATTCGGAGTTTGAAGTCATCCTCATCAATATACTCATCGTCGGTCTTGTAGTTCTGGCTGACATCGTACCGATAACGAGTTCCTGCCCACGCTCCAGCATTTCTTCCGACCTGAAGCATATTGATCAACGCTCCCTCAAGAAGCCGTTCGCTAATTTTGATGCCGTTGAGTTTCATTGCTTAAACCTCCTCGATGTAGAACTTCAAATCTTTATTAAAAGCGTCGTTCTTATAGCGCACCTCGAAATCCTTCTTCATGGCCTCAGCCTGCTTGCGGGTTTTGGTGCCACCCATGAGGCCGCCATTGGAATTGCGAACATAGAACTTTACGCCAATCTGCTGACCATATGCAATCGCTTGATTCGGGTTCATCATTTTCCATCCCTCCTTAGTGCAGCTGTGCGCTGTGCTGGTTGTAGGTGACGGTATACACGCCGCTCTGCTTGGTGATCTGGATGTTGCTCACCACGACACGCTTCAGGCTGAACTTCCGGCGAACGAATTCCTTGACCAGCGGAGAAGCCTTTTCGGGAAGGTGCTTCTTGATGCGGCAGTCACGGCGGCAGTAGCGCTCGAAACGCTTTTCATCGGCTGCGGTGGCCTCCTCTCGCGTTCCGTAGAACACGGAATCGTCGCGGTTGCTGCTCAGCTTGTAGAACTTCTCGCAGGAGATGACATCCAACCGGTTGTTCCAGATGACATCGCCGCGCTGGTTATCGTTGGACTTGACGTTGTCAGCGGCGATGCCGACCACGAGCTTCAGACCTTCCAGCTGGTTGTAATCTTCCCATTCGGTGAAGCTGTCCAGCAGAACGCGGACAATCTGCTTACCGTCGGTCAGGTCGATGTGAGCGATCTCGCCCTGACTGCCGGACATCGAAGCGGTGTTGATGATATAGCCCTGTGCGATGTAGCTGCTGACAGTCTCGGTGAACTTGCGGTTAATATCGATGTACTTCATTGTGTTACCCTCTTGTCTTTCTGGCCTTACTCTGTTAAAATAGAGGGCGGCCGGGGTAAGGCTCCCGGCTCGCCGTTGTTTCGGTGTTGAAGATCAGTTGCTTTGGACGGTGGCTGGTCTTCTTTTTTTATTCCTCCATGATTTTCTTGACGCTCTCTCTAAGCTCTTCCAGCGTGTCGCACTTCTCGATGAGTTCGAGGATTGCTTTGAGCAACGCCTTGGTTACGTTCATGTCTTCCATTCACCTCACTCCTTTCCGTAAGGGGCTTTCGCTCTCTGCCTTACATCTACATTGTACACCTTTTCGGTTTACTTGTCAATAGTTTTGATAAACTTTTTTGATTTACTTTGAAATAAAAGAGGTTGACAAGTAATTGATTTTGGTGTACTCTATACATGAAAGGAGTGGATGAACACATGACAGTGTCGGACATCATCAAGGGGCTGCTTTCCATGACAGGGAAGAAGCAGACAGATCTGGCTGAAGTCCTCGGTATGAGCAGCAAGCAGGCAATGAGCAACAAGGTGCGCATGAACCGCTGGTCGGCGGATGACCTTATCAAGGCAGCAGAACTGTGCGGCGGCAAGGTTGCAATCATCATGCCGGATGGGCAGACCATCCAGCTGCGCAATGATGAAGATGAAAAAAGCCCGGACGAATAAACGTCCGGGCAGGGGAGAGGTGCTTACTTTTTGCGGCTCTTGCTCACCGTTTTCGGGATTCGCCGGATCTCTTTTACTCTGCGCACCTCATTCGGCTCATAAATAAGTAAGTCGCTGAGTGTGCAGTCCAGGGCTTCACAGATAAGGTCGAGGTCATCCAGATTGACCCGATCGGAGAAGTCATGATACATTTCGTTGATGGTCTGGCTGCGGATCCCGGTGGCGCGAGCAAGTTCGCTCTGCGTCATCCGCCGTTCGCCAAGGCGGGTGGACAGCATAATCCTAATCATAGCCTGTATCTCCTTTGCCAAGAATTTTACCGATTTGAAACCGGCTTGTCAGGATTTTGGCAGAAAAATACAGAATATGGCAAATTAGAACGAAATACGGAAAACTGAAACGAAAAAAGGCCCAGAACCTGCGTGTGTAACGCAAGGCTCCGGGCTTTTTTCAATGCCGATTAGTGAGCGTCGGTTTTCTATCGACTGTTGGAAGAGGACAAAGCAAAACGAACACAGAACCCACCATGCAGATGGAACTGTGTTCGCCTAGCTCTCTAATGGTTGGGGATGAGAGAATCGAACTCCCACAAGTAGAGTCAGAGTCTACCGCACTACCACTATGCAAATCCCCATCATT